TGATGAACAAGGTAAATTTACTAACAAATATCGTATAGAAAAGAAAGTACGACGTTGTAGTTTTCAGAGTTTAGAATTTGTTGATGAAGATGATATTAATCCTGTAGGTGAAGCTACTATTTACACTGCTCAATCTATAGGAAGCTAAAGGGAAATTATGCCGGTACCGAATGGATTTGCATATCAAAATCCTACCTACCAACCCGCTATGAGACTTATTACTGCTATTTCCAACTTTTTTCCTGCATCTGTAACAACGAGCTTTGATCATAATTATGAGACGGGCGACATTGTTCGACTTTTTATTCCTGAAGGTTGGGGCATGCAACAAGCCGACCAAAAAATTGGCACCATTGCGGTAACCGGCGGTACTACCTTTGATATAGATATTGATACCTATAACTTTGATCCGTTTGTTATACCTCCTGATCCCTCACCATTTATTATAGCGGTTGCTCAAGTTATACCTATAGGCGAAATAAATAGTAAATTGACACAATCTACGCGAAATGTTTTAGGAGATTAGATGGCAGATTCAACATTAAATGCAATTAGAATAAAGGTTCGTAGATTAACAAGATCTCCTTCAGAAGCTCAAATAACTAATGCTCAAATAGATGAGTATATAAATACCTTTGTGCAGTATGATTTTCCTGAACATCTTCGTCTATTTAATTTACGAGAAACACATACGTTTTATACGACACCGTATGTAGATACCTATGCATCAAATACAATACTTACTAGTCCATTAGAAGATTTTGTACAACGATATTTAACGGTGCATGATCCTATTTTTGTTGATGGGTATCAGGTAACTCTTTCACAGAATAGAAATGAATTTTTCTCATGGTGGCCACAAAATAGATTTGTTCAACGTGTTGGTACTGGTGATGGCGTTACACTTGCATTTACAGGAACTCTTAGTCAAATTCCTGTCCTAAGAAATTTTGTTAATTTTACATCCATTGATAACTTTAATAATGGATTAGTATTAAAAGATATTCCCTTTAATAGTTCTTTTGGAAATTTGGTGGTTCCTGATCAGCCTGATCCTGGGCTTTTAGATCCTTTTAATAATATTAACTATGTAACTGGCGTTTTTACTCTTACATTTCCTTCTGCTCCTGGACAGAACCAACTTATAGAATCTCGTACCTTACCATTTCAGCCATCTAGGCCAACATCAGTACTTTTTTTTGATGGTGAATTTATTGTGAGACCTGTTCCCGATAAGGTGTATCCAGTACAGTTTGAGGTCTATCGTAGACCTACTGAACTTCTAGCAATCAATCAATCACCAGAACTTCAAGAATGGTGGCAATATATATCCGCATCGGCAGCAAAGAAAATATTTGAAGACCGTTCAGACTATGATAGTGTTGAACAGATAATGCCACTTGTAAAAGAGCAAGAAGTTCTTATACTGAGAAGAACTATAGTTCAACAAACAAAGGAAAGGACTGCCACTATATACACAGACTCATTACAAGGAGTCAATGCGAGCTATAATTGGGGTCAAGGAGGTTTTTAGGAATTACTATGAATAAAAATTGCAAAATATGTCGTATAGAACTCACAAAAGAAAATGCTGCGAAAAAAAATGCTAAATATTATCGAAATATATGCAAACCTTGCAATTCAAAACGAGCTATTGAATATCAAAAGAATAATTCTGAAAAACGCAAAATATATATAAATGAATACGTACGGAAAATTGGTCGAGTAAAGAAATATCCATGCGAAACTTGTGGTATGGAATGTTACAAGAAATATGCAAAAGCATTTTGCTCTGATCAGTGCAGATTCCTGTCTCATGTTGATATGAAAGAAGATGTTTATGAGTGTTGGCTATGGAAATCTGGTAAAAATAGACGCGGCTATGGAAAAACTAACATAAACAGTAAAAATATTGCTGCGCATAGAATGTCATATATGCTTTTTAAAGGTGAATTACCTGATGATAAATTAGTGTGTCACACATGCGATAATCCTTCTTGTGTTAAACCTGCACATCTATGGTTAGGAACTACTCAAGAAAATACTGCTGATATGGTAGAAAAGAAAAGAAGTTTATTTGGCGAAAAGCATAGTAAAGCAAAAATAACAGTAAAAGATGTTATTGCTATTAGAGAATTAGGTAAAGAAGGAATTGTTCAAGAAAAAATAGCACAAAAATTTGGACTTACTTCTGGCTATGTTAATAGCATCATTAAAAAAAGAGTTTGGAAGTATGTGTAAATTTCTAATAGGATAAAAAATGGCATATAATAATGCAATTCCCCAACCAACTGACCAACTTAATCAATCGCAGAATGAAATTCTGAATAACTTTATAGAGATAGATAGATTTGTTAATACTGATCATGGTCCCTTTAATGGTGTTACACAAGGTATGCATGTAAAAGTTTCGTTGCCTCTTGGTCCTAATCCACCAACAGTTCCTTTTGTTGCTAATGCAAATGGATTTTTTGCTGCAGCTGGTACGCATGTACCGGGAATACGCCAAACATATGGGAGAATTCAGGTTCAAGGTCCAGTAAATAGAAATATTCCTTTTACTGAATCTATTTTGGCAACGAATGCTGCTCCTGCAGCTAATGCAACCGGATGGACCTATTTACCTTCAGGTATTTTGCTCAAATGGGGACTATTTAATGTACCCAATGGTGGACCTACTAACCTTAATGTAAATGCTGCCGGAACTTTGGGACCTAACTATACCCAGATATTTAATGTACAAGCAACCGGATTCACCTCATTTGCAACAGGAGCTATTACGGTTACATTTGCGGCAATTCCTAATATATCCTTCACAAATACTACCGGTGGTGCTCGAAATGTGTATTGGTTTACTCTAGGAATATAATATGGCACAACGGTTTCTGATTGCTCCTATGAATGAAGGTCTGCGGACCGATATGCCTCCATGGCTTATACCTGAAAATGCATTTACTCGTTTAGAGAATGCCTATATTTTTCGCAGTAAGGTAACTAAAAGGCATGGATCTATTCTTATGGGATCGGGAGCGCCATCGAGTGCAACCGCACCACTTTTGTCTCGACTGAGAGCAGACTTAGGTGCCTATGCACCTGGTGTTGTCGCAACGCCTATACCTGTTGCGGTAGGGCAACAATTTTCTGTAGGAACTACCATACTTACCGTCATTAATGCAGGTATTGGACAACCATTACTCACTACAGGAACCATAACTGCAACCGTTACCGGTGCCTCCCAGATTACGTTTGTAGGTGCTGGGGTTGGAAACCTCTTTTTTTATCCCGGTCTTCCGGTTATGGGAATATGCAACTATGAGGTTGGTTCTATAAATAATCAACCAACTATAGCCTTTGATACTCGATTTGCCTATCAGTTTGTAACTACCGCATGGGTACGTATAGGTACTGCGGTCTGGGTTGGTGATAATAGAGATTACTTTCAGACTGCAAACTGGCAAGGATTAGATGACTATTTAACACTTTTATTTGCAACAAATTTTAATGCAGGGGTGAATGTTGCGCCTAATGCAGCAACAGATGACCCTATTAGGTACTGGAACGGTACTACATGGACTAATTTTAAAACAGTTAATGCTGTTCCTGGTGCTGGTAGTAGTGGTGTTATATTACCTGATGGATCATATATAACGACAGCCAGAATAATTGTTCCGTTTCAAGGAAGATTAGTATTTCTTAATGTCATAGAAACACACGATCCAAGTGGTGCTAATCTCAATAGGCAATTTCAGTTTAGGGCACGCTATTCATGGTTTGGAAACCCCTTAAGTCCACGAGCATTTTTAGAACCAAATGTTACTTTTTTGGGCAATATTTGGGGTGGTGGTGGATTTGTTGATGCATCAACAAAAGAGGAAATAACGGGTGCAGAATTTATTAAAAATAGATTAATAGTCTATTTTGAAAGATCAACATGGGAATTAGTGTATACAGGAAACCAAGTAAAACCTTTTACTTGGCAGCAGTTAAATACTGAACTTGGTGGTCTGACCTCACATGCTGTTATACCTTTTGATAAAGCAATATTAACAGTTGGTGATGTTGGTGTCCATGCGTGTAATGGTTCAAATGTACAACGTATTGATGAAAAAATTCCTCAAGAAATATTTACGATTGATAAACGGCAAAATAATGCAGTTCGTATAGCGGGCATTCGAGATTATGTTGCAGAATTGGCCATATGGGCATACCCTTCTTCGGATAATAGTACCGTTAATAACCAAGATTTTCCTGATAAGTTACTTATTTATAATTATGTTAATGGTACCTGGGCACGATGGGATGACTCATTTACGGCTTTTGGGTATTTTTACCAAAAAACTGATACAGTCTGGCAAGATATTTTTAGTACATGGGTTGAATATGATGCTACCTGGGATGCTGCCGTTGAATATCAACAAAATAGAAATGTGGTAGCAGGCAACCAAGAAGGCTATGTAGTTATGCTTCTCCAAGATTTTGATGTGAATGCACAGTCGCTAACGGTTACAAATATTACAATAGCAGGAAATACAGCAACGTTTACCGTACTCGATCATAACTTAAACCCAGAAGACTTTATCGATATATTAGATCTGAACGGTATAACAGGCTTTGTCACAGGTATTTACCAAGTGAGTACGATACCAACCGCAAATACTTTTACGGTTATTGTTGATGGATGGGGTGGTATTTATACGGGTGGTGGAACATTATTTAGAGTATCCCGTATTGATATACTTTCAAAACAGTGGAACCCATTTATTAATAATGGTCGCAGCCTTTATATCAACTACATAGATTTCTGTGTCCATAGAACTCCTGATGGTCAGATTACCGTGGATTATTTTTCTTCAGGAGGTAACTTAGATCTTGTTCCTGAGGCTGCAGCATCAGGTGCCTTATTGGGAACTAATGTGCTTGAGACAAGGCCGTATG